TATCCATATTTTCTTGATGAGCTTTTTCAGCTGCCTCAAGTTTTGCTTTTTGTTCGATCGCCTCTTGTTCTCTCAAAAGTTTTTTTTCAGCTTTTAGTTTTTTTTGTGCCTCTAATTTATATGATGTGGTCATCTTATTCCTCTTAATTTATTTTCAAGTTCAAGCAGTTTTAGATCTGCATTTTGTCTTAATCTATCTATCGCTACACCAAGTTTATCATCAGCTATTTGTTTTTGCACATTTAGTCTGTCTTGTTGTATTTCACTATCCATAATTTTTTCTTGTTGTCTTTGTGTTTGTTTTGCAACAAACTGCTCTGATTCCATGTCAAGCTCCTTATCACGCAAGTCTAATTCACGTTTTCTAATATCAACTAACGGATCTTCGCTACCACCCATACCAATAGATTGTAAAAACTCGTTAGCTAGTTGCGCCATAATCTGAGAGCTAAATTGTTCAATAATCATCTGTATTTGTTGTTGTATTTGTTGAGATTCTTGTGGTGACACTTGTTGCATTTGTGCTTGTATCTGTTGTATTTGTTGTTGCATTTCTTGTGGCATCTGCTCTTGAGCCATTTGCATAGCCATAAATTGTAAGTGTTGCATACAATGCGAGATAATTAATGCTTGTATTTGTGGTGTTTGTTTTACGATATCTGTCAAAAATAAACTTTTATGTGCATCTAAATGTGCTTGATGATTCTGTTCTGCGAACGCTTGAGCCGGTTGACCTAATAATAATCCAGCATTTTCTTGTCCTGCATCAATAGGTTTAGGTGTGTTGTCAGCTGGTGGTTGTAACAGCGCATCTACATTATCAACGCCTAAAGCTGCATACATTCTTCTATAAGCCTCATAAATTCCTGTCGGGCCGTGTATTTCTGGGTTAGATTGCACCATTTGTAATAACTCTTGAGCTAATGTGACTCTTTGACTTTGCGAAAAAATATTAGGATCAGAGACAGGTATGATGTCTACTCTGTCATCAAAGTCCATTTGCTTAACCTCTTGTGGACCACTGCCGACTTGATAATTATAAACAGGTGGTAAGTATTCACTAAAAACTTTTGCTAATAAGCCAAACTCAATACGTTGTGCATAGTGCAATCTTTTGTGTATTGCGCTCATCACTTTGGTGCCTCGTTCAAGCAAAGCTACAGTTGTGCCAACAGGCATTGCTTGGTTCATGTCACCCACATTCATGTCTGCTATGGCTGCAAATCTTTTACCTGAATCAACCAAAATACCTAATAGTTGCATAAGCACGTTGCTAGGCTCTTTTATTGGTAAAGGAATAAGGTTTTCTCTTAAAGATCCTCCTGTAGTATCAATGTCTCTAAACTCACCTGGTTGCAGTGGATCATCCTCATCTCTTATGCGCATGCCTCTTGCTTTGAAACCAGCAGGAAGGTTGGCTAATGTACCAGCATCAATAAGCTGTCTTAATATTGAGGTTGATGCTTTGGAAAGACCACCGATCATGTGCGATAAGCCTAAGCCATAAAAGCCTAATCCTGGTAAAAACTTATATTGAACAAAATAGTTGATTTTGTTCTTCAACACATCGTTTTCTCTGTAGTTTCTACGGATTGAAAGGATTTTTTGCGAATCTTCCTCTATGGTAACAATATATGGTAACTTTAATCCTGTAGGCATGCCTTGGGCATCTAAATCTTCAAAACCTTCTATGTCTAATACTGTATGCACTTCATAAACCGTTCGGTTTCTATTTTCTTTGTAGCTTGGTGAGATGCCTTGTATATCATCTATAGCTTGTTCAATCTCGTCTAAGTCTTCGCTATATGATCCAGAGCCTATGTCTACATTTGCATAAAAACCAGAAACCTGTTGTTTTTTAATTTCATTAGCAGACATGCTTATAGAGTGTGTTATTCTTTCAGCTGAACTGATATCGGCTGCCTCGTATGGGACTATAAGGTCCTCAGGCGCTACAAACTTAGCTACTGCTCTGTTTAACACAAAATCAAAATATATTTTTTTAAAACAAGAGCCAGCAAGCGGTAAGTAAAACAACATTTGATCTAGTTCAGGATCATATTCGTCCATTTCATTCATAATGTAATAGTTCATAAATTCTTGAACTCGCTCTGCTTGGCTTTCTGTCTCAATTGTTCTAGCGCCAACTATTTCTGTTTTTACTGGTCCTTTTGCTGGCAACATTTCTTTATAAGCCTGTGCTTGGAACTGTGTGACTGCCTCAGCCAAGATAGGATGCACGACTCCAGATGATCCCTCAAAGGGTTGTGATCTAGTGTCGTCAAACTTCATGCCTAAGTATTTCAAACCATCGGTATATGTTTTTTCCCACTCAGATCTAGATTGTTTGTCAGAATCTATCGCATCTAAGAGATCGTTTGATATTTTTTCTAAGGTGTTAAGATCTATAAAATCAACTAAATTAGCATCGAAGCTCATTTGTGGCTGTGGTGGTGCCTGTATATCATCGTCCAGTAAGACTTGTTCTTCATTTACCAACACTTGTGCTGCTGCTTGTATTTGCTCGTCTCTAGTAGTATCAGGAACGATATTTACCGCTGATCCTTGCACTTTTACATCTGGATCATTGTTGGTGCCTAATTTATCTATAGCCATATTAATGTATTACTTTATTTTTAAGATCTTCTTCAAAACCTATTTCTGTTCCTATAATAGCCTCTAATTCTCCATCAAGCAAAAGACCATGGTATTCTGCAATTAGTTTTGCTGACTCTAAGCTCGGCGCATGTATTAATGGCCCAACATATTCTGTGCCATCCCATAAAAACCTAGTTGCGTAAGTTTTTAGTAATAAACTGTTCTGTTCTTCCTTAATAATTTCACCTCATCTTGGTAATCTTCATACAAAGATATGAAGCCACCTTGCCTAAATCTCATCAAAGCCATTGTAGCACTATCACAATAGTCATCATAATCGCCAAAAGGAAAGGATGCCATCTCTTCAATAACTTCTTCTGCAAAATCTTCCTCAGGTGCCCAGACCATGCCTGATTCAAATATAGGAGCCACACTATTCATACGCGCTACTTTGTCTTGTCCCCTACTTGGCGTGTAAGAAGTAACGGGTATGCCCATACGACGTAATTCATGCGTCAGCGGTGTTCCTGAGGCTTTAGCTTCAATCAAAACACAATCTGGCTCCCAATATCTATATTCTTCTAAAGCCAGTTTTTTTAATTCGGGAAAGTCACACCTGACCCTTTTTGCGTCGAGCAAAATAATTTCATCGTTGTTTTCATCACCTCTATTAAATATGGCCCATGTTGTTATGGCTGAGTAATCAGCCGTTTCTTTTTTTGAAAACGCAGTATCGTAGCTTTGTATGACATAACTGTAAGGCGGCACATCCTCATCTTCCCAGCGATTCCACCATTCTCTTTTGACAATAGATCCTTCCTCAGCTGTTGGGTTTTGCATCCATTGACTGTTCCATTTAGATATAGGTAATGATGCTTTCACTCCTAATAATTCCTCTTTCTTCCAAAACTGTGGCCATAATGGTTTGTCTGACTCTGGCATAATCGCAGGAAACTCAACAACTTCCCACTGATCTGCATTTTCATCGCCTTGTTTATTAAGAACCTTGCCAACCAAATCTTTAGTGCTCCACCTTGTCATTACTATCACAATAATCCCACCTGGCTGTAAACGCTGTCGTGGACCAGAGGTGTACCATTCATAAGCTGACTCTAACGCTTTAGGTGAAAGTGCATCTTGCTCGGAGTGTGGGTCGTCAATAATTAATAAATCGGCACCACGACCTGTAATAGCACCACCGACACCAGCTGCAAAAAACTCGCCATCCTGATTGCTTGTCCAACGCCCAGCTGATTTGTTATCTGCTTGTAGTTTAAGTTCAGGAAAAATGTGTTGATACTCTGTGCTATCAATTATGTTTCTAACCTTTCTACCGAACCTAACTGCAAGTTCCGCCGTGTGTGTAGTTTGTATAATTTTTAAATTTCCTCTTCTGCCCATCATCCATGCAGGGAAAAAAGTTGACGCAAACTCAGATTTTGAGTGTCTCGGTGGTAGACAAACTATAAGTCTTTTCAGTTTGCCATCAGCTATTCTGTTAAACTTATCTGCAATAATTTTGTGATGCCTACCTTCGATAAAATCAGGCCACATGTGCTTTATAAAACTTATAAAATCCTTCTGACAACCGTCTTGTTTTTCTAGTTGATCGTATCTTTGCAGTAAAGCTACTGCCTCAGCTTTATCCTGCTCTGATAAAATATCAAAATCTTTAAATGATACATCGCTCATAATCGAGCTGAGAAACAAGGTAGCGACGATATTTTTTGCAACTCAGCTCTAAGCGTAAAACGCCTAGCGTAAGTATCACACAAGGTTATACTTCGTGCCACTCTTTACCCTCATATAGTAAAGCCTCAGCCTCTCTTCTTCTTACAAGACCTTCTAAAACTACTTTTTCACCGTTTACTGTGGCCTTGTTCCAAAGTTTCATAGACTTAGGCACCTCATCATATTTTTGTTCATTTAGTAATCTAATAGCCGAACTGCCTTTAGCTGCACTAGGGCCTATATTGAAACACCAAGCAACGAGCGCAGAAAATTGGTTTTCACTAACAGGAACTTTAACCATGTTATTTATATGGGACTCATATTCATGCAACTCTTCTGCTAATAAATTGTCAGCATCTTGCATAGATATTTTCATCCCATCTTTGACAGGCTTGCCTTTGTATCTGGTTGACCCATACCCTATAGTCGGTACATTAGCAGCGCAACGATAACTAACAGCCATATCGCCATCAGTAGGACATCCCTCAAATTTTTTAATTAATTGTTTTCCTTCTTCTGAAATTTGCATTTTATTCTCCCCATTTTTTTGTTTTCTTGCCACCGTCGTAATCAACTGCAAGATTTTCTTTTTTAAGCAAATCTGCAACATTTCCTTGATCGCAGAATACATCACCTAAAACTCTTCCATATTTATCTGTCCCATAAGATCTCAATGTTATATCACCGACTAACCACTCTTTCAATTTAGCTTTTGCTAATAGACCAAGCTCTTTTTCTTTTTTGCGCTCAGGATACTTCTTAACATTTATCCTAGATTCAGGAGTGTCAATTTTGGCGATTCGTACGGCTTTGTTATGTAATTGAACGGAAAAACCAAGATCTATAGTTTCTAGGCGAATTGTATCTCCGTCCGTTACGGATTTAAGTTTGCACTTATATATAAAAGCCTCTGGTGAATTACTCATTTGCTTCCTCTTGATTAGTGGTTACTGTTCTATAATACACGACCACGTCTTTTAATTCTGTTATGTATCTTTTAATTTCTTGCATGTTGTAAGCCATCACCTCATAGTCTGGCACTGTCATAGCCAAAAAAACAAGTTCTCCTTCTTGATCCTCTATAATTTTAAACTGCTCTTCAAAGTTTTCAGGTGTTATTGTAAGCCATCTGACTTCCTTTAAATCTATTTCTCTAGGCATGACTGGTTGCACAATAGTCCTTTCCAGTGGTTTTGCAGTTACTTCTATCTGTTTAGTCGGTATTAGGCTGCAACTGCAAGCCATCATCAAGATCATCAACAGTGACGCTGATTTTCTCGATGTCTTCCATAATATGTTTTGTGCCATTATTTATCTTCCTTTGCATTTCTACAGGATCTGTAAGTATCTTAGCTGTTAATTGATAGTTTTGTATAAATTGTGTGTATCTATTAAGCTCTCGTTGTGCCTCTTGACTTTTAAGAGTCATGTTTTGTAGTTGAGTCGTTTGTGTAGCAAAATCATTTTGTAGAGTGCTTAGGGCCTCTTCTTGTGTTGCTATGGCTCCTTCTAAAGCTACATTGTTTGCTTTTAGAGTTTTGTTCTCGTTATAAAGCCAATAACTGCCCAAACTTAAAACTAAAATCACTCCTATTAAAATTTGTTGCATCAAACGTCCTCAATTATGTAGTTTAGACCGCTAGCGCTTCTATATTCGACTATCCTGTTGTTTTGATCTCTAAATTTTAAGTGTTTTTCTTTTTGCACAATTATTTTTTTTGTAATATAGGATTTATCATCTGAATCACCATATTCTTTGTTAAAAGATACTGTAATTTTATATCTTGTGGTAAATAAACTAATAATCCAGTCAATTA